TAAGCGATGGCTTATATTGGACAGAAACCAGCAGACAAACCTTTAGGTGCATCTGATATAACAGATGGAATAATATCAAATTCAAAACTAGCACAAGATATAATTTCAGCAGAAACAGAATTAGCAGAAGCACCAGCAAGTACAGATGAATTTTTAATTAGTGATGCTGGAGTTTTAAAAAGATTAGATGCTAGTTATATTGGTGGAAATAACTCTCCATCATTTAGAGCAGAGGTAACATCTGCACAAAGTATTTCAGATGCTACTGTAACTTTAGTTAATTTTGGCACAGAAACTTTTGATAATGGTTCTTGTTATGATGGCACTAATAAATTTACTGTTCCAAGTGGCGAAGCTGGTAAATATGTAGTTTATAGTCAACTTAATTTAGAACCATCTGATTTAGATAGAGCAAAAGTTTTAGCTGTGCATATTTGGAAAAATGGTAGCAGATGGAGTTTTGCAAAAATAGATTTTAGAAATAATAATGGATCTGCTGGAACTCCAATTATTCAAGATACAATGGATTTATCAGTTGGGGATTATATTCAAATATATGCTTATATTGATACAACATCAGGAACTCCTACTGTAGTAGGACAATCAGATTACAAAAGTGTTTTTGGAGTATTCAAATTAATAGAGTAGGATAAATTATGGCAACTTTAAGTAATAAAATAAAACAATATGTAAATTCAGAAGTTGATTTTACTTCTGATGTAATTCTTCAAGATGATGGTAATGGTGCATATATTAAAGAATGGAATTTAGATATTGCTCAACCAACAGATGCTCAACTTTCAGCAGTAGAAAGTGATGCAGATAAAATGGAAAGAAACTTAAGTGTAGATCAAGAAAGAATAAATGCTTATGGAAATATCGGAGATCAATTAGACGAAATTTATCATAATATAGATAATTGGAAAACAAGAATTAAAAAAATTAAAGAGGACAATCCAAAGGAATAATTTATGGCATATATAGGTAAAACACCAATTACAGGAAACTTTGTAAAACTAGATGCAATTAGTGTTGTTAATGGTCAAGCTGGTTATACTATGAATAATGGGGGTTCAGCTTTTACAGATTACGAAAATGTCAATCAGTTTTTAGTTTCACTTAATGGTATTCTTCAAGCACCAACAACTTCATTTACAGTATCAGGAAGCACACTTACATTTGCATCTAACCTTGCAACAGGAGATGTTATAGACTTCGTTATTGTGCTTGGTAATACATTGGACATCGGCACTCCCTCTGATGCTACTGTCACACAAGCTAAAACAAATTTTGTATCAACATCAAGTGCTGCTGGACTTCAAATTAAAGGCGATGGAACAACTGATGGAACTTTACAATTAAACTGTTCTCAAAATTCACATGGAGTAAAATTAAAATCTCCAGCACACTCATCAGCACAATCTTATACTCTTACTTTACCAGCTACTGCACCACAAGCAGATAAAGCACTTATAACAGATGGGTCAGGAAATTTATCTTTTGGAGATGCTGGTGGTGGTAAGGTTTTACAAGTTGTTCAAAATGTTGATACAAATAGTTATAGTACAACTTCGTCATCATTTGTGACTGATAGTGGTTCAACAGGAGTTTCAATAACACCATCTGCAACATCTAGTAAAATATATGTTATTGCAATGTTTGGAGGAGAAGTAGTTGCTGGAAAAGGACGTTATACATTTTTTAGAGATAGTTCAAATATATATACTAATTATTTAACTACTGCTCAAAATGTTAATCAGAGTACATCTTCATCTATGCATTATTTAGATTCTCCATCAACAACATCACAAATAAATTATAAAATTGCAGTTAAAAGTAATACGGGTGGAGAAATATCATATGTTTTAACTCCGATTACAATTATAGCAATGGAAATAGGAGTATAATATGATTTGTGAAGCAATTTTAAAAATAAAATCAGATGCACAAGTTTCAGTATCAGGAGATAATATAGATACTTGCACTATAACTTGGCATGATAATAACCCAACTAATATTACTAAAGAACAAATAAAAGCTAAAATAAATGAAACTCAATATCAAAGAGATAGAGCAAAAGAATATCCATCATGGCAAGAACAAATGGATATGCAATATTGGGATAAAGTTAATGGAACATCAACTTGGCAAGACGCAATAGCAAAAGTTAAATCAGATAATCCAAAGGAGTAAGACATGGCTCTTAACTTTGCTAACAACAACTCCTTATCAGCAATAACATCTTTACCAGCTTCTATTTCTGGTGGTGGAATGACTTTAATCTCTACACAAACTGCATCAAGTTCAGCTACAATTAGTTTTACTTCAGGGATAGATTCTACATATAAAGAATATATTATTAAATTTACTGATGTTCACGCTGGAACTAATCAAGCGTCATTTACTTTTAATTTAAGTGTTGATAGTGGAAGCAATTACAATGTTACTAAAACAAGTACATATCATAGAGCATATAATTATGAAAATGATAGTTCCGCAACTTATGGTTATCATACAGGATCAGATTTAGCACAAAGTACAGGAGAGCAAATATTGTTAAATGGTGCTATGAGTACAGATAATGACCATTGTTTGGTTGGATTTATTCATATTTTTGAACCATCATCAACTGTTTTTGTAAAAAATTTTATTTCAACTATTCAAATGGTTTCAGATCAAAATTATAGTTATAATGCTTTTATTGCTGGTTATGGAAACACTACATCTGCTATTGATGCAATAAGATTTAAAATGTCATCAGGTAACATAGATGCTGGAACTTTTAAATTATATGGGGTATCATAAATGGCATTAGTTAAATATAACAACAATAGCATAAGTGCTGTAACCTCTACTGCATTATCAAGTGGTGCATTAGTACCTATTAAAACTTTAACTGCTAGTTCTAGTTCTACATTGTCATTCGTAGATGGAAGTTCAGATGTAGTCTTGGATAGCACATATCCTATCTATGTTTTTAAGTTTATTAATATCCACCCTCAAACCGATCAAGTATTTTTTCAATTTCAAGCAAATGCTTCTGGTGGTTCAGGTTATAATGAAACAATTACTTCTACTTATTTTAGAGCTATTCATTTAGAAAGTGATGCTGAAGCATTATTAGATTATCAAACAGGATCAGATTTAGCACAATCAACATCTTTTCAAAGACTTACACAAGAACTTAGTAATGATAATGATGGTAGTGTATCCGGAGAATTATTTTTATTTAATCCCTCATCTACAACTTTTGTAAAACATTTTATGGCTACAACTCAATCAATGCACCATGACCCCCAGAGTGTTCAGAGTATGGTAGCTGGATATTTTAATACCACAAGTGCAGTTGATGAAATACAGTTTAAAATGAGTTCAGGCAACATAGATGCTGGCACAATAAAACTCTATGGAATTAAGGATAGTTAATGAGCATTGTAAAACTAAATAATAGAGGTGTAAAAGACGCAACTGCTTTTGGTAGTATTACAGGATTAGGCAGTATGATATTTATTAAAAAATTAACAGCTTCTAGTTCTTCAACTTTATCTTTTGTTGATGGTGCAAGTGGTGTGGTGCTAGATAATACTTATAAGGAATATGTATTTACATTTAATAACATTCACCCAGCTACTGATGGTGGAAGATTAGTTTTTAATATGAGTACAGATAGTGGTAGTAATTATAATGTTACAAAAACTACAACTTTTTTTAGAGCAGAACACAACGAAGCTGATTCATATACAAGTTTAGCATATAAAACTTCAGATGATTTAGCACAATCTACTTCAGATCAATTTTTAACTGCTGGAACATCAAATAATAATGATGATGCTGTTTCAGGTTATTTGCATTTATTTAATCCATCATCTACTACATTTGTAAAACATTTTGTTTCAAGAGTTCACTACACAAATAGTTCTTCAGCACCATATAGTATGGACGATTTTATAGCTGGATATGGAAATACCACATCAGCTATTGATGCTATGATTTTTAAATTTAATACTGGCAACATAGATGCTGGAGATATTTGCCTTTATGGTATTGCTTAACAATTAACAATGGAGTATAAATAATTATGCCAAGACATCACAACATAAATGGGAACATAGTACCCTTTACAGCAGAAGAAGAAGCACAAAGAGATGCTGAAGAACAAGCATGGAATAATGGTGCGTTTGATCGTGCTATGGAAGATTTAAGACAAAGAAGAAATAGACTATTAGCAAATTGTGATTGGGAAGTAATCATGGCAAAAGAAAAAGGCACAACATTATCTGCTGGATTTAAAACATATCGACAAGACTTACGAGATATTACAGAGGGTCTTACAACAGTAGAAGAAGTAGAAGCAGTAGAATTTCCAACCAAACCATAAGAGGTTTAAATGCAACTTTCAAAACATTTTACATTAGAAGAATTTGAGAAATCACAAACTGCGACTAGAAAAAGCATAACTAATAAAGCTGGTAGTGGAGAAATAAAAAATTTAGGCGATCTTTGTTATGAAGTATTAGAGCCTGTAAGAGCAAAGTTTGATAAGCCTGTCACTATTACATCAGGTTATAGAAGTCCTGAATTGTCAGAAGCAATAGGTTCAAAAGCAACATCACAACATTGTTTTGGCGAAGCGGCAGACTTTGAAATTGCTGGTATATCTAATTTAGAAGTAGCTTTGTGGATTCAAAACAACTGTAATTTTGACCAACTTATTTTAGAATTTTGGAAAGAGGGAGAGCCAAATAGTGGGTGGATACATTGTTCTTTTAAAGAGGGTTCTAATAGAAAACAAGTTTTGACATATTCAGGTGGAGAATATAAAAATGGATTACCAGATGCTAAATGGTCTGGTGGTAAAATGGTTAATTAGGAGAAAATATGCTTACAAAAAAACAAAAGAAACTACCAATGGCTCTACAAAAAGCTATTATGAAGAAACAAAAGAAAAAAAAGAAAGCGAGGAAATAATGCCTAGAGGAACAGGATATGGTTATTCAAGACCAATGAAAAAAAAGAAAAAGAAAAAAAAGAAGAAGAAATAAGTGGTAAAAGTAGCATCAATCACAGGAATCATTAAAGGTCTAAAACCTAGACAACAAAAGACTATGAAAGCACACGCAAGACATCATAGTTTAAAACACATGAGATCAATGGCAAGAGCCATGAAAAAGGGTGCTACTTTTCAATCTGCACATACTAAAGCTATGAGGAGTGTAGGCAAATGAGTGGATTTACAACAACATCTACATTAGCAGTAATGATAGATAAAAGACCAATGAGAAAAAGGAGAAGAAGTGGCAAAAAAAAGAAAAAGAAGAAAAGTACCAAAAGATAAAGCAACTGACTTACCTAAAAAATATTTATCAGGTTTAAAAGGTAGTAAAAGATCAGCTAGAGCAAGTTTAATTAAATCTATGTCTGCTTTATATAAATCAGGTGCTAGAATACCAAGATCAATGTTTAAAGCGAGGGCAAGAAGTGGCTATTAGAAGAAAACCTTTATCTGCAAGAGTTGTTTCTATTTTAAGAGCAAAAGCAAAGAATAGAAAAAACATAACTTTAGGTATGCTGAAAAAAGTATATCGTAGAGGACAAGGTGCTTATTTATCATCAGGTTCAAGACCAAGAACATCTATGCAAAGCTGGTCGCTTGGCAGAGTAAATAGTTTTTTGCGAGGAAGCAGAAAACATGATACAGACTTACGAAGAAAGAAAAAGAAATGAGTAAGAAACCTAGAACTACTGGAGAACACATTGTTGCCTTATATGGTCATATCAAAGGCTTAACTAGAGAAATAAAAATTATAAAAACAAATCACTTAAAACACATACACGAAGATATAGATAAGATTGATTCTAAATTTGATAAATTAACTTCATGGATACTTTATGGAGTTGGTGCAGTAGCAATCGTATTCCTAACCCAAATACTTTACATCTTCTCTAAATAGTTATACAAGTTAAACTTGTATGCCTAATAAAAAAATACTTGTTATTTCAGATTTACATATACCCTACCATCACAAAGACTCATTTAATTTTTTAAAAGAAATAAAAAAACAATTTAAACCAGATACAATAATTAACATTGGAGATAGTTTAGATTTCCATGCAATATCTATGCACGACTCCAATCCTGATTTATTTTCTGCTGGACATGAATTACAAGAAGCTAGAAAGTATGTTAAAGAATTAGAAAGTATATTTCCAATGGTCACAGAAGTAGATAGCAACCACTCTAGTCTTGTTTATAGACGAGCATTAAAACATGGAATGAGTAAAGAATTTTTGAGAGATTATGGAGATTTTTTAGGTACAAAAAAATGGAAATGGACAGATGACTTAACGATTACAATGTCTAATGGCCAAAGATGTTTTTTTACACATGGAAGAAGTGCAGACATTTTAAAGGTATCTCAAACTATGGGAATGAGTGCAGTACAAGGTCATTATCATACAAAGTTTGTAATATCTTGGTGGGCAAATCCTGATAATTTATTTTTTGGTATGAATGTAGGTTGTTTAATTAATCAAAAATCTATGGCTTTTGCTTATGCCAAAAATTTTAAGACTAGGTTTATTCTAGGTTGTGGAGTTATATTAAATGGTATCCCTAGACTTCTTCCAATGGTTTTAAACAATAAAGGGGATTGGATAGGTAAAATTGTCTAGTTTAAAGCCACAGAGAGCCACAGAGAAAGCTACTGACAAGCAAATAGGGGGTAGCCACTACACTAACTTTAAAATCCAACCAATCGAGTTTATTTCAAAGAATAACCTATCATTTATTCAAGGTTGTGTAATTAAGTATATTTGCAGATTTGATAAGAAAAATGGAATTGAAGATTTAGATAAAATCATTCATTATTGTGAACTACAAAAAGAATTATTGAAAAATGATAAATAAGGAATATTAAGCACCTATGAACTTCACTTATTTTATTTATTCAATTCTTGTGTTATATTGGACAACATTAATATTTTTAACAAATAATTATTTATGATATTTAGCATATTAAATAATCCACTTACAAAACTTGCAGTAGGTAAAGTCACAGATCATTTTAAACACAAAGCAGAAAAGGTAAAAACAATAAGAGCCGCAGAAATAGAAGCGGCTAAAGATGTTGATATAACTAGAATTAAAAGTCAAGACAAAAGTTGGAAAGATGAAATATTAATGGTATGGCTAATAGCGATGTTAAGTACAGGGTGGTTTGAAAGCACTAGAGATAACTTTGAAGAATGGGTAAGAATCATAAACGATCTCCCAGATTCAGTATGGTATCTCGTAATTATTGTCTTCACTGCAACATTTTCTACCAAGATGACAGATAAGGTTTTAAACCGAAACAAAAAGAAGTAATATGTCCAAATGGACATAGACGCAGTAATCATAGAAGCAGAATTTCAAATAGAGTCAAAGTGGCGACCTTATGATCATTTTGTTAATTTAAGATTTATTGACATCACTCCTAATAAACCAAAACTTAATAATGCTATTTATGAATTAATGAAGAACGAAGATTTAGAAGTAGTTGATTATCACTATACAGAAACTCCAATAACAAAAGATACAGATATAAAATATTTTGATGTGACTATTAACTAGGGTGGTACTAACAAAAAGAGAGCAATAAAAACCACCCTAGCAAATCATCAAGGCTACCTGATGACTTTATCTGCTAACTGATAAACAAGAGGATAACACCTAATTCTCGTTAGCAGAATCCTTTAAACCTTATTATTCAAAGTTAAATCTCTTTTTAACTCTGATTGTTTTAAACTAACATACCTATCAATATTATTATAGTGGTATCTAGCTTTGGTTAATTCTTTTTCAGCTTCAGCATACATTTCAACAACTTTTTTATATTCAGGGTCTATTCTAGCTTCGTGTTCAGCTTCAGACATTGTTTTAACTAATTTCTTATGCTTGATAACGCATTGGCTAAATATTCCTTTTCTACCCTCGTCTAAAATAATTACTTTCTTTTGCCACTCTGCCCATTTGTTTGATGCTTCTTCTAGTTTCTTATATAGTTGTTCGCTTAAATTCATTGTATCTCCTGTTGTAAAATATATCTAAAAATTCCTGTTGTTGGGTCAAAATCTAATTTACTACAAGACATTAATAATACTGACCCAAGTATCAATAATATTATTATAATTTTTTTTACATATTTTCTATGTACTGGTATTCCAAATATTATCATGGGTATAACAAAAGCTCTTGTGCTTCTTCCTCTAATTGTTTTATTTGTTGTTTATAACTATGGTTTTCTTTTTCTAAAGAATCTATCTTTTTACTTAATCCTTTATGTTCCATATACATTGCTTGTAGTTCTTCTCTCTTAAAAGCGAGATCACGTTTTAATTGGTTAATCTCGCTAATAAGTTCTTTTGTCATAATTAAAATGGTATCTCATCGTCCATATCAGACATTTTCTCAACTGACTTTGCATGATCTGGTGCGAATTGTGTTGCATGAGATGGCATGGATTGACCAATAGGTTTCATACCATCTATGTTTGCTTGTGGTTTATATGGCTTTACCATAACTAAACAAAATATCTGCTCTAAATTACTTTTTGCATATTTAGGTGGATTAGACATTTCTTGCGTTTTAGTCATGTATTTTAATACATATCCAGCATTAGCATATTTTTGAACTTCAGGACTCATAAACCAATCATTAACTTGTGATAAGCTATATTTCCTTTTAGTTAAGCTACAAGTAAATTTAACTTTACTAGCTTCTCCACTATACTCATACTTTGGACTTTGATTCCCAGTTGGGAACAATCTCATTGATAAACCACAAAAGGGTAAATCAAACTTATTTTGTTGATACATTTTTTCCTCGTTTTAGTTGATTATATTTTCGTACTTGCTCGTTAAACAATAACTCGGATTTATGACAACTCAATAATCCTAGAAATGCTTTTAAGTGTTCCTTTTTATATAAAATGTGTCTAGCTTCAAAATCTCCACTATCTTTAGGAAGTCGGACTAAATACATCTTATTTATCTTTTTACCAGTTTGTTCTTCGTATGCTAATTTATACCCATGCAACTGATGAACCATGTTTATAAACACTCCTTTAGAAGTTTTTATATCTATTAACCATAGATTATTCTCTGAATCTTTGGCTACTAAATCTAAAGTTCCACAATACCCTCTTTCAGAGTAAAGTATTTTTTCAGACTCAATAACTTTTAGTTTATGTTTTGTCCAAAATCTTTTAAACTTTTCAAAACAACCTTTTATAACAGGGTCTTCAGGGTCAGTAAATTTCTCTCCCTTTAACCACATCTCACAAAATTTATGCACCATAGAGCCAATATTTAAAATATTATCTCCTTGTTTTTTTGCATTAGATTTTGCGTTGGTTACAATGGTTTCTATCTTATCAATAGAAATACCTTGTCTTTCCATTTCTTCTTTGATTGCTTTTATTTGATTAGCAATTTTCCAATTCTCTAACATTGGACTTGCTAACTTACCAAGAATTGTACTCATACCCACAATATAATTATTATCGTGAATATAAACGTGCTTTTCTTGATTAAACTCTATTTTAAAACCATGTTCGGTTGTTATAGTAGTCATGCTCTCTCCTTTTTAGTTTATAAGTTATAAATACTAAATTTTTCTTCAGTATTATTTAGTTCATATTTATTATAATAACTTTGTGCTAATATTGTCAATTCTTTGTCCAAAATAGGTTTTAACCAATAATGATAAGGAACTTTAAAATATTGACTTAAAGCTAATAGTCTAATTGGATTAGGTAAGTTAAACCCTTTCTCATACTTCTGAATCTGTTGAAAAGTGACTTTTACTGCTCTTGCAACTCTAGTCTGCGTTTTTTTATTTATGAGTCTAATCTTTTTTATTTGTAATCCAATAATATGAGTGACTACTTTCTCATTGTGTTCATCACTAATATTCCATTCTTCTAATAAGTTATTTATAGAAGTGTTTATTTCTTCAATAGTATTATTTTTTTTCATAAAAACCCCATTCTTCTTTCTGTTGTTGAGTTAGTTGGTTAAACGATTCTTTAAAACATTTATTACATAATAAACAATCGCTGAATATAGAATCAGAGCCAAAAAACCACGCAAGTTTTAAGGCATCTGTTCTGAAACATTTAGCACATACATAAGCTAAAATTTTATTCCTAGTTGATGGTTTAGGCATAAATTAATCTAAAGTTGAATGTCCACGTCCTTTAAGACACTCTCTATTTATTTTTTTTGATTTTAATTCATCTGCTTTTATTAAACCAATAGTTCCTAGTTCAATATATTTAGCAAAAGCATATCTTGAATAATCAACAACTAGATTTACATTTTCTTTAACTAACTCCTCACATATAATTCTATCATTAGTTAAATCTTCTGCTCTTGAAAAATCAAAAGTTCCTGATCTGCCTTTGGTATCTACTACTATATTTGGAACACAAGCATTTAATAAAGTGGCAAGTAGCCCACATAAAAGTATTGTTTTTTTCATATCTTTATATCCTCTCTTTAAAGAACTGGTTGATGGTACTTCACTTGATGAAGTCTAAAAGCCAAATCCTTTTTCTTTTGTTTCAAATGGAACAATTTTTCCAATAGCACCTTTTCCTTGTGTGTACTCTTGTCTAACTGCTCTTGTAGGCGAAACATTTTTTTTGGGTTCATGTCCATTACCTTTGTTTAATTTACTCACTTGATTAACCAAATGAGTATCCACAGAATCAATTAAATCTAACTGTTCCTGTAAATCTTCTAATCCACCAAGAGTCATATCTCGGTGGAAAATCTGTTTAAATTGTTTTGATATTTCTTTAGTAAAAGTTGAGTTAGCTGGTATTCTCATTATATTCTCTCCTTTTCTATGTTTTCAATTCTATACAATTTAGGAGATACACCAATTATTTCTGCATCTTTTTTGATTGAAATAGTATTAAAACCATTTTTCTTTAAATGTTTATTTATGTATTTTTCAACTTTAGAAAAATCATTATCGTCAATTCTTCTTAAAGTTTTTTGTACCCAAGAAGTAGGAAAAACAATACTTATATCCCAAATATTTTGAACACCCCAATTACAATATCTTAAATCATTTGCACACGCAGTTAATGTAATTAAAGTAGTTTGTTTTTTTGGAACAAACTTATCATTTACAATTTTAAAATGCTTAATGTGGCAAGGGTTTTCAAAAGAAAAATTTTGTATATTTTCCATTATGCTCTCTCCTTGTTATTAATTAAATGGAAATAATCACTTGGGATATAATTTTTTGGATATACACCAACTTTTTCATGGTGCGTATCTCCGTGTTTTTCCATACATGGTTTGCAAAAGCTATTTGAAAAAGGGTGTGTCCAAATTTCTTTTGGTTGATCGTTACAAATTAAACATTTCTTCATTCTCTCTCCTTGTTTAGTGTTAGTTTTATTTAACATAAGAATAATCTATAAAATTAAGGTTGCATTGTAAATAGTTAAAAAATGGCTATTTTACTAGGTTTTTTAACATTATTAACTACTCTAATTAGAATTATCTTGAAATTAGCAAATCAATTTTATAGAAACGAATCAATTTTAGTTATGAAAAATAAATATTTAAGTTATAAGAGAGATGTCAGAGATGACAAAAAGTATTTATTATTTTCATATCATACTTTTAATTGTGTTGGGTTTGGTCTCTCTCTCCAAGCCCAGCACCTAACAGAGAGAAAACGAGATGCAAAAACAATTAGATATATTTGATACTGATTACAAGTCAGCAAATTATACAAAAACAAGCCAAGACGCACTAGCCACAATCAAGCCAAAGATTAAGACTAAAAGAGAACAAGTCTATGATCTTATAAAACTTAACGCACTAACTAATTATGAAATATCAGATGAACTAGAGATACCTTTATCAAGTGTATGTGCTAGAGTCCGAGAACTACAAGTTTTAAATCTGGTAGAAGATAGTGGTAAAAGACGAGAAACTAAATATGGCAAACAAGCGATAGTATGGCAACCAAAGTAGATAAAGATAGATTAGATAAGATTTCCCAAATGGGTTGTTTTTGTTGTGGCAGACCGGCAGAGGTTCATCATATAAGATCGCATACAGGATTATCTTTAAGACCAGATCATCAACAAACAATACCTTTGTGTCCGACTCATCACAGAACTGGTAAAGACTCAATTCATTTAGGTAAAAATCTATTTATAGAAAAGTATGGAACTGAACAATCAATCTTACATCAAGTTAATAAACAACTAGAACTTATGGAAGATGCTTATAACTTATTTGGAGATAAATAATGGCAGAGATGAGAGAAGAACACTTTGAGGTAGTATCTAGTAACAAAGCAAGAGAATATGAAAAAACTAAAAAAACATTAAACATAATTAGAACACTATTAAATAGATACTCCAAAAGGCAGTTAATAGAGATGATTGAGAAAGAGAGTAATGGCTAAAAAAAGAGGTTATTTTATTTTATATAGAGATATATATTCTAATCCTATATTTAAAAATTTATTACAAGCTAGTTGTTGGATATATTTTATAAGTAGTGCATCTCATAAAGATGTTACATTAAGATTTTTAGACTCGGAAATATTTATAAAACGAGGAGAAGCTATTATGCCTTTAAGAGTTACAGCTAAAAGATTTGGTATGACTTACTCTGAAATGAGGTCTTTTATACTACGTCTTGTGCGTAGAAAAATGATAGGCACTAGAACAGCCCAGCTACAGCCCAGCAACAACCACCCTAGTAGAAAAGTCACTATAATAAGCCTTATAAATTACGACTTATATCAATATGTGGATAACGAACAACCACCTACAGCCCAGCTATCGCAACAAGTGTCAATACACAAATACAATACACATATATCAAATACTAGGTCTAACAAAGACCAAGATGTGAATAATGGGTATAAAACCATCGGAAGCTGGGGTCAGTATAATATTTTGGAAAAAGATAAAAAACAGTATCTCAAACATAAATGGAAAAAAGAACCAATCAGAGAGTATAAATGAAAGCAATACTGCGAATTTTTAAATATTGTAGAAAACGAATTATTGCATTAAGTATAGAAAATCAGATATTAAAAACACAATTAGAATATTATAGGGCAATCGTAGAATCAGATAATCATAAGAAACACTAATGGTAAAAAAAAAGTCAAAATTTCGCCACATTTCAATTTCCAACAAAAAATATTATTTTTATATTATCAAGTGGATTGATGTGATCGGAGATTCTGGGCATTGTTCGGAAAAAGAATTTTTAGCCATGAAACCAGCTTATATGACGACTAACGCATATGTATTTAAAAAAGATAAAAAATATGTTTGGACATTTGCTAGTTATGATGAAGAAACATTTAGCGATAGAAACCTAATTCCTAAAGGATTGATTTTATCTATGAAAAAGGTAGAAATATAAAAATGCAAATCGAAATTGCTAATATAAACTCTATAAAACCATACGAGAACAATCCGAGAAAATTATCAGATACTGCTATTGAAAAAGTTGCTATGTCTTTAAAAGAATATGGCTTTAGACAACCAATAGTGGTCGATAAAGACAGAGTTATTGTTGCTGGACATACTAGATTTAGGGCTAGTAAAAAATTAGGTCTTAAAAATGTACCTATATCAATAATAGATAATTTAACAGAAGAACAAATAAACGCATATAGAATAGCTGATAATAGAACTGCTGAAGAATCCGAGTGGGATAATGAATTACTTAAAATGGAAATCAAGGAATTAGAAGCTAAAGATTTTAAGTTAGATTTATTAGGTTTTAACGATGAACAACTAAACAATATATTATTTGAAGAGAAACAAGGTTTAACTGATGAAGATGAAGTGCCTGAAACACCTGAAGAGCCAATTACAAAATTAAGTAACATTTGGAAATTAGGTAAACACAAATTAATTTGTGGAGATAGCACATCAGAAGAAACATTTAAAAATTTATTTAATGATAATAAAGCTGACTTAATATTTACTGATCCACCTTATAATGTGGATTATTCAGGTAGAGGAGATAATGATTTAGGCAAAATTAAAAATGATAATATGTCAGAGAATGACTTTATTGATTTTTTATATAAAAACTTTAATTTAATGTCAGATTATTTAAAGCCTTTAGGTTGTATATATGTTTGTCATCCTGATAGTCATAGCAAACCCAAAATAGCATTTGAAATAAACTTTGATAAATTTTTTAAAAAATCCTCAACTATTATATGGGACAAAGGTAATGCTGGAATGGGTTGGCAAGATTACCGATCACAACACGAGCCAATATTATATGGTTGGAAAGAGGGACAAGGTAAACACTCCTTTTATGGAGATAGAAAAAACACTAGTATTTGGAATGTTAAAAGGGATAGTGTGGTTGGTTATAAACATCCAACTCAAAAGCCTGTTGCTTTATCACAAAAGGCAATTTTGAATAATTCTAAAGAAGATGATATAATATTTGATTCATTTTTAGGATCAGGCAGTACATTAATTGCTTGTGAAAAAACAAATAGAAAATGTTATGCTATTGAATTAGACCCTAAATATTGTGATGTTATTATTAAAAGGTGGGAGAACTTTACAGGGAAAAAGGCAGAGTTAGAAAATGGACAAAAATAAGGCAAATAAGACAGTTAAAAGACAAGGTGCTGGTAGACCTAAAATAATTGTAGATATAGAAATATTAAAAAATTTAGCATCTATTGGTTGTCCTGATTATGAAATAGCAAGTGTTTTAAATGTATCTGCTAGAACTTTAAAAAGAAATTATGCCGAAATTATCGAACAATACAAAGAAAAAGGAAAAGCTAGTTTACGTAAAAAGATGTGGGATAAAGCAGTTAAAAAAGATAATACCAATATGCAAATTTGGTTAAGTAAGAATTATTTAGGTATGAAAGATAGAACTCAAACAGAGTCTATTGTTGAGCCTTTACCATTAATTATAGATGCTAAAGCAGAAGAAATAGATGGCGAAGAAAAAAGGTAATGTATTTGGACAAGTTGTTGTCTATGAAAAAAAACACAAAAGAACTTCAATAGGTGGTGGTAGAGTTAAGATGTCATCTATGAATAAAAACAAACGCAGATCATATAAAAAATATAACCAACAAGGGAGATAATATGCCAGAGCCAATAGGAGAAAATACATTTTTAAAATTAAGAGAACAAAGAGATCAAGCTAGATTAGAGTTAGACCAAGTTAAGATTCAAAGAGATATAGCTTTACGAAAACTAAACAAAGCATTAACCATAGCAAAAGATTTAAGGAAACTAATAGAAAATGGACAAGCGAAGTAATTTCTATCCTAATGGAGAAATGATACCTTATCAAATGCCACAGGATTATAGACCATCAACTGGTAGAGGGAGTTGTGGAAGTTGTGGTTTATTTAGTCAAAAAAGATACTTTTGCGGTCTATGGAGAACTAGAGGAGTCCGAGATACTTATGTTTGCAATAAATGGCGACAAAGACATTTTAAAAGATAATGTGCAAATATTTAATATTATTACTATTAAGTTTTGAGGGAGAAGTAATTAAAGAAAGATTAGAATTTACAAGACCAATGAATGTTTACGATTGTATGGATTTTGGTAATGACCATAGAGAACAGATAGCAACTTATGATGGCGATAAAAATGCTTGGTTCTTAAATGATGGTCGTGGTACTTTTCAAGGTTTTATTTGTGAGTAATTTATGATATTTAGTTTCTCATGGCTAAATACAAAGGTAGAACTGTTAGACTAAATAAACCATTTAGAACACCAAGTGGTTCTAAAAAATTTGCAGTATATGTTAAAAATAGAAAAACAAACAGAGTTCAAGTTGTAAGATTTGGTAGTAAACAGTTATCTATTAAAAAAAATATACCAGCTAGGCAGAGGTCATTCATGGCAAGGTTTCGTCCTATCTTGGCTAAAGCTAGAAGATCAGGAAAGCAACTTAATACAACTCCTGTTTATTGGGCAGTACAATCTTGGAAAAAAGGTTTTAGAATATGATAGATAAATTTTGTTATTTAATATTTGGAACATTAGACAAGTGGTGTGCTTGGGTAGATAATATGTTTTTAGATAAGCCTAAGAAGAAAAGGAAGAAGAAATGAAATTAAATGAAAATACATCTGTTGCTATGCCAATTAAAAATATGGTTGGTATAATTGTTGGAGTTGCTATGGGTATATTTGCATATACTGAAATCACTGCAAGACTCACATCTTTAGAAACATCAAGAGAATTAATGAATGCAGATTTATTAAAAGCTAGTGAACAGACAACAGTTGATAAAGAGCAGTTTTTATTATTAGAAGATTTATATGAAACAGTAGAGAAACATCAAGAGTTGTTAGATAAAAATATACACAATCAAGTTATGCTTGAACACGTTGAGAAACAATTAGAAAAAGCATTAGCTGATATAGAAAAATTAAAAGATAAAGTAAGAAAGAATGGTACCCACTAATGATTGAAACTGTTGTAGCTTTATTAATGATTGTAAATAATGAAATTAAAGAACATAGAATACAACCATCTATGTCAGAATGTTTAAAAGGTAAAAGAGTTGCATCAAGAAAAATTGACGACAATGTTGAGTATCAATGTATTAAATCTAAAGCAGAATTAGAAGATAATATAGATGGGAGTAAAAGTATTAAGAAATTAATTTTAGAATAATATGATTGACGAAGATAGGACATACGAAAACGAAGTGAGATTTATTAATGATAGATTGGGTGTTAAAAACAATAGAGAAGATAACAAGGGCAATATTCCATTGGACTTGGCGAGTTCAAACACACCGAAAATACAAAAGGAAAAAGTAGATGGAATATGTCTTAACAATAATAATGTGTGCAATTGTAGAGGGTAAAACAACTTGTTTGCCACCACATCAATTTGAAAAAACTTATATAGATGGTTATAGTTGTATGCTTGATGGATATACAAAGGCTTATGATAAAATTGTTGAGTTGGGCAAAGAAGATGTTAATAAATTTAATATCTATATAAAATTTGGTTGTAATGAAAATATCTCTAACAAAACCACAACTTCGAGTAAGTCAATCGAAAGCTAGATTTAGAATATTAATTAGTGGTCGTAGATTTGGTAAAACTTATTTAGCTGTAACAGAGATGATGAAATATGCATCTCAACCCAATCGTAAAATCTGGTATGTAGCACCTACTTTTAAAATGGCAAAAGAGATTGTTTGGGGTACTCTTAAAGAAATGCTTAATCTATTTAATTGGATTGAGGATATAAACGAAACTACAATGACTATAACTATTAGAAAAACAAATAGTCAAATATCATTAAAGGGTGCAGATAATTACGACTCATTAAGAGGTACAGGATTAGACTTTTTAATATTAGATGAATTTGCAGATATAGATAAACGAACTTGGTTTGAAGTATTGAGAGCATCAATATCAGATAGACTTGGCCATGTGCTTATGTGTGGAACTCCAAAAGGTTATGGTAATTGGAGTTATGAAATGTATTTAAAAGGAAAACAAGATGATGATTGGGAGTCTTTTCAATATACTACTATTGATGGTGGTATGGTCACTGAAGAAGAAATAGAACAAGCTAAACAAGATATTGATATAAGAACTTTTAGACAAGAGTTTGAGGGTACATTTGAAAACTATGCTGGTGCTGTTTATTATAATTTCCACCCAGTAGATAATGTTGTTAAAAGACAAATAGATTGGACTAAACCTTTACATATAGGAATGGACTTTAACGTTGACCCAATGTCTGCTTGTGTAGGACAGATTGAAAAAGATAAAGTTTATTTTGTAGATGAAGTTATTATTTATGGCTCTAATACTGATGAAATGGTGCAAGAAATAAGAGATAGATATGGAACTAAAATGCAAATATTTATATATCCTGACCCAGCTTCTAAACAAAGAAAAACATCTGCTGGTGGACGTACTGATTTATCAATATTACAAAATGCTGGATTTAAAGTTAAGGTAAAACACAAACACCCAGCAATACGAGATAGGGTCAATGCAGTTAATAGTAGGCTAAAAGATTCTAAAGGAGAAAGACATATTTTTGTTTCACAATCTTGCAAAACATTGATAAAAGGTTTACAAAGACAAATATACAAGGAGAATACAAATATTCCTGATAAGGAAGATGGATTCGATCACATGAACGATGCTCTTGGTTATATGATTGATTATTTAAAACCATTAACTACACAGGCTAATTTTTCTTCTCCAACAAGATGGACAATTAAATAAATTATGGCATATTCAAGAGATCAAGCATTAGAAGTTCACAAAGACTATCAGCAAACTGTTAATAACTGGGAATACTATATCAGATCATACAATGGTGGATATGACTATATGATTGGTCAATACCTTAACAGATATAATTTAGAATTAGATAACGAATTTAATCAAAGACTTGCAAACACTCCATGTGATAATCATTGTAAAAATATTATTCAAATCTATTCATCGTTTTTATTTAGAGTAAGACCAAGCAGAGATTTTGGTTCTCTAGCAGAAGAACCTAGTTTAGAATCATTCTTAAAAGACGCAGACCTAGACGGAAACAATTTAAACTCAGTAATTAAACAAGCACAAAACTACGCATCAATTTATGGTCATTGTTTTATGATTTTAGATAAACCTAGAGTCACAACAAACACGAGAGCAGAAGAATTAGAACAAGATATTAGACCATATTTATCAATCGTGACTCCTGAAAATGTTTTAGATTGGAATTTTAAAAGAGAAGTAAATGGTAAGTATTATTTGGACTATCTTAAAATTAGAGAAGAAGTAGATAAAGATGGTGGAACATATATGCGACTTTGGTATCCTGATAGAATTGAAACTGTCTATATGCCAGATAGAGAGCCACCGACAATAATAGATACTGCCGATAACCTGATTGGCAAAATACCAGCAGTTATTTTATACAATGCTAAATCTCACAAACGTGGCATTGGTCAATCAGACCTTACTGATATAGCTGACTTACAAAAATCTATCTACAATGAATACTCTGAAATGGAACAATTAATCAGATTAACTAACCACCCATCATTAGTTAAAACTCCTAGTGTAAATGCAAGTGCTGGTGCTGGTGCAGTAATAGAAATGCCTGATGAATTAGAGCCAAATCTAAAACCATATTTACTACAACCATCTGGTCAAAACTTAACTGCAATAATGGACTCAATAAATAACAAGGTAGAGTCTATAAATAGAATTGCACATACCGGTGCAGTAAGAACTACTAAACAAGCAGTATCATCTGGTATAGCTTTACAAACAGAATTTGAATTATTAAATGCAAGACTATCAGAAAAAGCAGATAACTTACAAATAGCAGAAGAACAATTATTTAGATTATATGCACAATTCCAAAATGCTACTTTTGATGGCGAGATAAATTACCCAGACTCATTTAACATTAGAGATTATGCTTCTGATCTAATTTACTTCCAACAAGCAAAAGCTATGAGTATTGGCTCTCCTACATTTAGCAAAGAAGTTGATAAAGAAATTGCTAGAGCAGTTGTAGATGATGATGAGAAGTTAAATACAATTTTTGAAGAAATAGACCAAAAGTCTGAAGTTGGAGAGTTTACACAAGATGAGCCACAACAAGAAGATCAAGAAGTAGAGCAAGAGCAGATTTAATGAATGTCAGATATAGTCAAAGATTCAACACTTTATAGAATCAAGCAAATAGAAATTGCTGAAGCAGAATATTATAAATCATTAGTAGCAACATTAGATAGAATAGAAAGAGAAGTAGTATCTCTTGCAAGTCGATTACCTTTAACAGATGGTAAGTTAATAGAACTACAATCTGCTATTGCAATAAGACCAAGAATAAAATTTATTTTAGAAAGAGAATATTTAGATTGGTCAGATACAGTTGTAAGAGAGGGTTTTAATAAACAAGCTAAAAGAATTGAAAAAGCATTTAAAAGAATAGGTAATATACCAGTAGAGTTTCAGGAACTCACAAAAGGAGATTTAGCTTTAGTGCAGAATTTAAAACAACAATATTTCACGCAGTTTAAAGATGTATCAAATACTTTTACAAGAAAATTATCAGAAAAGGTGTACCAGAATACATTAGTTGGAAGTGATTTTGCAACCCTTGAAAAAGAATTAAGACAAACAATAAATGGCATCTATGCTAGTTCAGATGACCCAGAAATTCAACGATTAGTAAATTTTATAAATGAGAATAAATACAAGAAATCAAAACAAGCAGAGGTTGATAAATCAATACAAACATTACAATCTAAATTTGCAAGAGATCGTGCTGGAGAAAACATGAAAAGATATGCTGGTCAGATATTAAATGATTCTTTGCGTGATTTTGATGCAACTTTAAATTTTAATAAGTCACAAGATGCTGGACTTACATTTGTTAAATACTATGGAGATGTAATTCCTACAACAAGAGATATTTGCAGAAACATCATAAATGGTGTAATAAAACCTAAAAGAAAAGATGGACTTTTCACAGTTGATGAAGTCAGAAGAATATGGGCAAGTAGAAGTTGGTCAGGTAAAAAATCTGGCGACCCTTTAGTTGTTCGTGGTGGTTATAACTGTCGTCATCAATGGTCTTATGTCAATCCTGATTGGTATGACAGCAAAGGCGAACTAATAATATAGGAGAAACAATGTCTGAAGAAACAAAGGCAGTTGCACCTGAAACGCAACAAACTGAAACACCAAAAGAAGAAGTAAAAGTAGAAGAAACAAAACAAAATACTTTTACACAAGAACAACTAGACAACATAATCAAATCAAGACTTGAAGCAGAAAAAAGTAAATATGAGAAAAAACTTCAAGAGGAAGAAAAACAAAAAGCTGAAATTTTAAGGCAGAAACAATTAGAAGAAGCTAAAACTAAAGCTGATATTGAAAAGATTATGCAAGAAAGAATAAAAGAAAAAGAAGAAGAATTATCGAAATATAAAAATCAAATTAAAAAAGAAAAGGTAGATAATTCAATACTTTCTATTGCATCATCTAATAATGCCATTAATCCAAGTCAGGTAGTTTCTTTGTTAAAAGAAGAAGTAAAATATAATGATGATGGTAATATAGAAGTAGTTGATAATAATTCTAATGTACGATATAACAAAAGTGGAAAACCTTTAACTCTTGAAGATAGAGTAAAAGAGTTTTTAGATAGCAACCCACACTTCCGTAAAGGGTCTATGTCTGGTTCAGGAAGCCAGAGTGCTATTGGTGGCAAAACTGTTAAACCCTTTAACTTACAGGACTTGGACTTATCGAAACCAGAAGATCGTCAAGCCTATTCAGAATATAGGAAAAAACGAGATTCAGGTGCGGTACAAATAAACTTAACTAATAAATAAAGGTAAATAAAATGGCAAACGAAACAACATCGTCAACGGTATCAGAACTATATACTGAAATCGTTGCAGAAGCATTATTCGTAGCAAGTGAACAATCTATTATGAGACCACTTGTAAAGAACTATGCTATAACAGGTGGTGGAAAGTCAGTTGAAGTTCCTATCTATGCGGCAGTATCTGCGGCGGCGGTAAATGAAGCTACTGATTTATCTAACACTGCAATCAACCCATCTTCTGTGACTATCACAGCATCAGAAGTTGGAATCATGACTACTCTTACAGATTTAGCAAGAAACTCTGCACCAAGAAATGTTGCTGGAGATATTGGTAAATTATTTGGAGAAGCGATTGCAAAAAAACAAGACCAAGATTTAACAGCATTATTTGATGGCTTTAGTACAGCAGTAGGTGCGGCAGATGCGGCTTTAAGTGCGGCACTTGTATTTCAAGCGATTGCAAATGTAAGAAATGCTGGAGTATCAATGGACGCAGTATCAGCAGTGATACACCCAATGGTAGCTTATGATCTTAAAGCTAATTTGACTAATACTT